TCCTTTCTGCCTATGCTATAATAGGCTTGTAAAACTTTGTGTTTGCCGCTTGCTGAATTGCCGTTCAGCGGCGGCTTTTTTCTTCTCCAGCCCACTGTTCTGCCATTGCGCGGGCTATTCCGGGGAATGTTTTGGAACGGGCTTTAGCTCTATTGCCACCGTGCTGTTCGCCGTTGATTTTACCGCCCATTTCTTCAAAATAATAAGGCTTGCCACGCTTGCTATATCCCATAGGTTCTGGGGGGGCAAGCTGGTTTGTCCGTTCAAGCGGATTCAGCCCTTTCAACCAAAAACAGGTGCGCTTCTTCTGGTAGTTCTCTATATCGCTTGGGTTTTCCGCGAAATAATATGGCTGGACTATCTGGTCTGGCTTTCTCCATAGCGTTGACATGAAACCAAGCGGGTTTTCAACACATATCCGGTCACAGTCAGCAAGCGCGAACTGCATGAAGAACACAGCCGCTTCAGCCAGCTTCCACATACGCGCCACTACCTTTTCCGGCGGTGTCGTTTTCAGCGACAAGTGCCGGGTTGTTACTCCCGAAAGATATGTACACGGCGGGTGCGCGATAATCATATCCCACTTACCGGGTATCTCGTGCCGCTCACCGTCCATTGTGGTGAATTCGCACCGTCCGTTGATAAGCGGCAGAACGTCACCGCAGACGTGCCATTCCGGGTGACCGCCGGAGCATTCCTGAATATCGCAGGAATACGCTTCGTGTCCGAGCCGCCGCATTTCACAGCAGACGGTCTGGCTTTCCTCGCAGGCTATCAGAATTTTCACGTTGTGTTTTCCTCCTTTCTGTTGATTTCCGGGGCAGGAACGCACCCTTAAACGCCCAGACCATGACAATGCAGGTCACCCCGCATATCAGGTCTACGCCGTTCATGTGGTAGCCCTCCCAGCCGTTCAGGGCGGCTACTGCGGTGCGGGCGAATAATCCGGCGAGGAATGCCGCTATGTAAGGTAACGCTTTCTTCATGCGTACCACCTCACCAGATAGCCGCACGCTTGCGGGCGTCCTCGGCGCTGTAATTGTCGAATACACGGGAAATGCTGTTTCTCTGGGCGCGGGTCAGGTCAATGCCCGCCTCGTCGAGTGCCAGCAGAATGTAGCCCTCGATAATGCTGTTGCACATTCCGCTGTTGATGATCTCGTTGTAATGCTCCGGGGGCTTGCGGATAGCTTCCGCGAATGCCTTTGCTGCTCTCTGCTCCTCAGGGGTAAGTTCTTCAAATTTCATGACTTGTATTCCTTTCTCCGCTTTGAATTGGTGATTCTCTGGGATTCCCACAGGGGATATCCGCTGTCCCGGCTGCATTCGGTGTAGCTGTTCTTCGCTGGGCAGCCCTTATTCCGGTAGGCGCAGGTTTCGCAGGAAACCTCGTCCTTTTCAGCTTTTTCGATTGTCGTGAGTTTGTAGGGCGTTAGCTGTCCTCCTTGTCAACATCAACCCCGGTTATCTCCTTGAAAATGTTCGGGTCAAAATTAGGAATTGCTTTAATAACAGCCTTTTCGCCATCAGATAGACCGCTCCACCATGCTGCTGCGCATTCGGAGTTATCCAGTTTTTTCAGATATCCGCCAGTGGTCTTTGCCTCTGGGTGAGCCGCTTTTTCTTCGTCAGTCATATCTTCAAAAGCAATCCAATCCAGAATTCGGTAATCTATACTGTTTAATAGAAAACGCGCTTCGCTGTTTAACCAATCTCTATAAACCCATTCAGAGGGTTTATTGAATAGATAAATTTTAGGCTCGGTAGTATTGAAGCACCCATTTGAAAAGTTGGTTTTGTTCCAGTCGCCGGAGTTCCAGTCGCCGGAGTTCCTGTTGCCGGAGTTCCTGTTGCCGGAGTTCCAGTCGCCGGAGTTCCAGTCGCCGGAGTTCCTGTTGCCGGAGTTCCAGTCGCCGGAGTTCCCGTCGCCGGAGTTCCCGTCGCCGGAGTTCCTGTTGCCGGAGTTCCAGTCGCCGGAGTTCCCGTCGCCGGTACAATTTTCTCCTGTATTAACCATATCCAGCACCTCGTGCCAAGATAATTCGCGGACGATTTCTATTCTATTGGTGCAACTCTTGTTTCCGTTGCTTTCAACCTCTCCGAGAGCAACAACCTCCGCGACGTGGTTCTTAGGGTCGAACGTGTAATACTCAAAGCAATCAACGAGCTTCTCACAGAAATGAAATCCCCGGTTGCAAACCTTAGGTATAACGTCCTCCTCGAATATTCCCGGGCAGGTGAACTGAAAACCTCTGCACCTCCAATCCTTGTCAAACACTTTGTATCCCTTTATAGGCTTATCTGCTGCCATGTCAAATACTCCTTTCGTTCTGATTTATCTTCGCCATTATCTCGGCGAGAAGCTTGTCCCGCTCCTGCGGGGTTAGCGTTTCGGCGAAGGTCATGCCTGCGCCTCCTCGGCTGCGTTCATGAGTTCCATGAGCCGCCCTTTCTCGTAGCGGTAGGTCGCGCCTATCTTTGTCGCGGGGATTTTGCCCTGTCTGGTCAGCGCCCGGACGCTCTGCACCGTCAGCCCGAACAGCAGGGCAACATATTCGCTGTCGAGCACCGGCGGCACCTGCGCCCATGTGGTCGGCGGGCGCCGCTTGTATTTTGTTGCTGCCATAGCTACCTCCTTATCTGTTGTGTGCGACCAGCGCCGCGCCCTTGATCATGTAGTAGATCTCGTTCTGCTTGTCCGGCGGGAGCTGGCTGAGCAGTTTGTAAAATTCAACGAGCTTTTCTGCCGTCATGGTGTTCACCCCTTTTCGCGTTATTCGGATTTCGTTTCCGTAATTATATTATAGCACGTTCGTACTGACTTGTCAACCGGAAAACTGTACGTTTGTATCAATTTATAGTACTTTTGTACGATTGTACAAAGAAGAAACCATATTTTTATACACTTTTTATCAGATTTATAAACTTGACATTAGTACAAACGTATGATATAATAGTAATGAAAGTGAGGTGATATTATGGAAACCAAAGACATCCTGAAAACTTTGAGGAAATCCAGAGGTTTTGCAAACATGAAGGATTTTTGCGAGGCAGCAGGAATAAGCATTAACACTTATCAAAATTATGAAACAGGGAAACGCATTCCAACGGCTGATATTCTTATCAAGCTCGCCGACTTCTACGGCGTAACGACCGATTATCTTCTCGGACGGTCAACAGATACTCCGCCGCTCAGTCAGCTTGCAAGCCAATTCAACATGTCGGCTCTGGAACGTGAGATTGTGGACGGCTACCTCAGTCTTCCCGAGGATATGAGAGAAGGGCTTATGGACTTCCTTGAAAAGGCTGTTGCAAAGGTGCAGGCTGAAAGCAATGCAGAAGCAGAAAAAGCCCCGACTGCTCCAGTGGAGCAATCAGAGCCGGAGGTTATGGAAGTCGCAGTAGCCGCCCGGAGCTTCGGGAAAAACGAGAAGCCGCCCAAAAAGCTGAAGTTGAAAAAGCGTCCGGGCGCAGGCAGCATTCTGGACGCCCCCGATTACAAAGTGGATTAAAATGCCGCCTCAAAAGAAGCGGCGCAGAAACAAAAAAGCCCCCAACGGCTGCAACCGTCAGGGGCGAGTAATCAAGGCGGGTAATGCCTCAATTATGGAACACTATAATTATAGCACACCCGCCTACATCTTGTCAAGTATAGGAGGGTATCTTTATGCCACGAATGAAGAACAAAGCCCGAAGCGACGGGCGCTTGCAGTCCCGGGTATATCTGGGCGATGGAAAGTACAAATACGTCTATGCCACCAACAATAAGGAACTCCAGGAGAAAGTCAACGAGCTGAAAACAAAACTCGGAAAGGGAATCGACCTGACCGCCGAGCACGACAGCTTTGATTCGTGGGGAAAACGCTGGCTCAAACGAAAAACAAACCGCGTATCCGAGAACTGGGCGAAAGCTCTCAATATCAACTACCGAAAGCTGGAACCACTCCTGCCGATGGAGGTAACAGAGCTGCGGCGGGTAGACTTAGAGGACGTGCTCACGGATCTGGCAGGGCAGGGGTACTCCGAAAGAGTGCTCAAAGCTGTACGCGACATCGCCTCCGGAATCATGGAAATGTGTGTTGAAAATCGCGTGATAGAGTACAATCCATTCCGTGCAGCGGAGCTTCCGAAAGTGCGGAGCAAGCCCGAGAACGAGCGACGGGCGCTTACTCCCGAAGAGCGGCGCTGGATAGAGGAAACTCCACACAGGGCGCAGACGGCAGCCATGATAATGATGTATGCCGGACTGCGGCGCGGCGAGCTGATCCCTCTCCTGTGGAGCGACATTGACTTAGAAGCCGGCACAATATCTGTAAACAAGTCGGTTGAGATGATTGACGGCCACCCCTCTATCAAACCGGGCGGCAAGACGGAGCACGCGACCCGAATTGTGTATATCCCGCAGGTGCTTATAAACTACCTCAAACCAAAAGCAGGAAATCGCTTTGAACTGGTCTGCTCCTCCGCAAAAGGGAAAATGCTGACAGATTCCGCATGGAAACGTCTGTGGAGCAGCTACATCAAGGATCTGAATATGAAATATGCCGATTTCGGGAATTATATCGTGAACGGCAAGCCTATGGAGCGACCAACCAGCAAATGCAAGCCCGGCGGTGTGCCAATTCTGATTCCACAGTTTACGGCTCACTGGCTTCGGCATACGTTCATCACCATGATGTACCTATCCGGCGTTGACGTGCTTACAGCGGCGGAGCAGGCAGGGCACTCCGACATAAAAGTGACGATGGGAATATATACGCACCTCGACGCGGAATATAAGCAGCGCACTATGGAAAAACTTGATAACTATCTTGATGGGTGTCAGATGGGTGTCAAAAATGCGAACAACCCGCGCAACAGTGCCAAAATATCATAGCCTCCGACGCTATGTGTCGTGCGTTCAAATCGCATCAGGCGTACCAATTTGAAATCCCCACTAAACGGCTGTACAAGCCACTTGGCGGGGATTTTTCGTTTCCGATTCGCCGACACGCGTTGAACGTATTTTATCATATTTTTACGCGTTTTTTCGCAAACATGGGTGTCAACATGGGTGTCAAGTTTAATCTACTAACTAATATTTTGCGATTTTCAAGCAAAAAACTCCCCCGAAGCCGAAGCTCCAGGGGAATTCGCTATGATTCTGAATTTCTGGGAGTAACCAGCAGCAGGAACGCGAACCACGGGCTGAAAAAGTAGCACATGGCAAATACGAACGCGAACCAAGCCGTGTATAAAATGCCTGCTCCTATGCTCATGGCAGTTACTCCTTGTTGGAACTGTCCGCCAGACCCTCGCCGATGATGTACGCGATAACGCTCGCGCCGGACATTATGCAGCCGCTGACGGTCTCCGCGACCTCGCTGCCGCCGCCAAAAGCTACGATAAGCCCGGCTACAAATCCCGCCAGAGCCACCCACAGCTTGCGGGAAGTCAGTTTGCGCTTCCAGTCAATTTTCATGGCAGTATACCTCCTGTACTTTAATTGCCACGTTCTCAACCTTGATGTATGCGTCAAGGTAAATCTCGCCCTTGTCGCCGTTGTATGTAACCTCAAAGTACATATTATCGGGCTTAGTGGTAGCAAGCAGTGCCTTGTTGTTCTGGAGTGTCTTGCACACCCAGACAACATACACATCATCTGCGGTGATTTCCTCGCGGTTCTGGCTGTACCAGTCCGCTACTGCGTTTCTGCTGAGTGCTTCAAATTCTACGTTTCCCATTGTGATTAGTCCTCCTTATCCGTCGGCAGAGCCATAACCTGATTGTACAGCTCCGTCATAGTTCCATTCCCGCCCAGCGCGTGGTAGCTCTCATAAATACGGTTGAGAGCCTCCCGCGCGTACACAGGGCAGTACTTCTTGTCCATGTACTTTTCGTGCGACCGTATGATTTCCGCACGAAGAAGCGCCTGTACGCCGTTCTCCAGCTGCTTTGTACGGTCGTTCTGGCGCATTTCGTCCATATCGCGGACGCGCTTTTTTTCGGCTTTTCCCGCCATGAGGGTGGAGAAAATCACGTTGAAAACCGTGACCGCGCCGCCGATTACAGCTACAATTATCGTGCTATCCATCACAGCACCTCCGCGTCAACATCAAACCCCAGCGCAATTAACTGCGCCTGCGCCTTTCCCAAATCAGCCTTTGTGACGGACTTAGTTCCGGTAACTTTGTACCTGATGACTTCCTCGCCGTTATTCGCGACCAGTTCTCTGAACCAGTCCATATTCTTCCCGAATTTTGCCAGCCAGTGGTCGCAGTCGCCGTGGTTGCTTGCATAACCCCGGGCGCAGGCTTCCTTGTGGCTGATGATGTTGTTCAGCTTTATCGTGGGGTAGTTCTTCATCAGCCGGGCGCAGAGTTGCGCTGTGAGCTTAAACGCCGCCTTGAAGTAGGCTTCATTCGTAAGGTCGTCCTCGCAGACCTCGATTTGGATATAGGCGGGGCTGTAATTGTAAGAGCCTTTTGCGCCGTTACCGCACCCCCAGCAGCACATAGTCCACGGCAGCAGCTTTGCGGCGCGTACCGTCTTGTCTTTGTCCAGACCTACAACGCCATGCGGGCAGATATCAATATCCGGGCGGTCGAAGTAGTTCTTATACGGATTTTCTCCGCATATCTCCGGCGCGTTGACATAACGCGCGAGGTTCGGGTTATTGCACCCGGTGCTGTGTACGATTATCCCCGCCGGGCTTCCTGCGGGCATTTTGCGGTTTGACTTATAGCATAGGTTGTTCTTTGCGTATGCAGTAAATGTAATCGGTTCGCTCATTATGTTGTACCTCCTTCAAGTGCAGCTACACGGGCTTCTAGCGCGTCAAACTCAGACTGGCTTATAACCTTTTCCCAGTCAGTCCATGCGGCGTAATTCCACATACGCACATACTGAGTATGCGGCGGAAACAGGCGGGTAAAGGTTTGCTTGAGCCAGACATCAACGTTCCCGCTTTCAACGGATAGTATTCCCCACTCATCTTCGGGCACATTGAGGCAGCCGGGGTCAACCGTATAGGTTCCGAGATCCGTGGCGAGGTTTGCATCGCTTATTGTACCATCAAAGCGTTTGTATATCACAGCGGCAGAATATCCCCCAACGGTGTTAGAGTTACCACCGTTTGCCGGAAGGCTGTCGGGAATATCCGACAGGTCTGCTTTGGCGTCCCACGCCGTTTTCTCATCAGCTGTAACGTGTATCTCGGCGTTTTCCGCATGAGTTCTTGCAGCGGCTCTTGCGACCTCATCCACAGCCGAACCGCCGGAAGCCGTGGAGTTACGAAAAGACGGGTGCTGAACATAATCGTCAGACTGTATCAGCACCGAGCCAGTACCCATCAGATATACCGTGCCGGATATACTGCGCAGCGTGTTCCCATTCCCTGCGGGGATAGGGACTACACCATCCGCGCCCGCCGTAATTCCTGCGGTTTTCGAGGCGTAGATAATATCCGCGCCCATGTTGTTGATGTGCGCATGTGCGCCGTCCAGTCCGGTCACGGCGACCTCCGCGCCGGATAAATTGATTGTTTTTGTCATGATTTTACCTCCTCAAAAAGTGCTATTTTAAAACTGTGTGCTGTTTTTGCGCTGTTGAATGGTTTATCTGTGCAGAACCACAATTCCCCGCTGGTGGACGTAACCGCATAGCCGGAACTGTTCCGCCCGATATAAAACTGTGAGGTTAGCCAACCGCGCTGAAGCACATGGTTATCACCGTCAGACGGGACAGACGGGTCAAATGGTAAAATGCCGTAAGCGTTACGACCAACATTGCTGAATGGGTCTGTGCCAACCTGATTAGTAATCCCAAAACGCCCGTATCCGTCATATTTACTTGCTACCAGTTTGTACATGTATCCTGATTTGAAACTCAGACCACCTATTGCCTTATACCACCAATTCGTGCTTTCCGAACACGCTTTTATCGTACACATACACAATTCCCCGCTTACAGAAAAAATTGTGTATTGTGTGCCAAATGTCACCCCGCTGTCAGTCAGCAGATTATGCGTCCCGAATTTCACGATATCCGCGCCTGAAGTCACGCACAGCGGCTGCATAGCTAACCCCGTAACCAGACCGCGTTTATAGTCGTCATTCATAGGTCACCGATATCTCCTTTCCCGCCGTGTCATTCGTGATTTTGGTAATGTTCCCGGAACTGTCCTCGGTCACCGTGAATTCGTTCGTGTACGTTTTTCCGCCGGAAACGAATGTCAGGTCAAACCCGCCCGGCCTGAACGCTATTGCGGTGGTGTATGCGCCCTCGGTTTTGCCGGCTTCATTCCTCACAACCTTGCCTACAACCTCGCCCTTCTTCGCATACTGATCCAGCAGCTTCGGCTTGCTCTCGCCGAGCGTAAGCTTCACCGAATACTCATCCCCGGAGCGCCTTACCGTCACCGCCGAAATAACGCTGTCGAGCTGTAAACTGCGTTCCCGGTCGTAAACCGTCACGATATCGCCTACATCATACCTCGACCGATATTCCAGCGGATTTCCGGCTTCAATGGTGAGGGAATTTGTTTCTGCCATGCGGTCAGCGATATTCTGTTCAGCCTCGACCTTGTATTTATCGAACTCCAGACTATTCCCGGACAGCGCACAGTATTCCTCCCGCCTGGAGTACCCCGCCGCCACCGCCCGCCCGGATTTATCATCCGCCTGCGGGTAACCTACAACCTTACCATCAATGTCGAGATACAGTGCGTTCCGCTCCGCAGTGACCCCGACCTCCCGGGTCATTTCGCTGACATTGTGCTGTTGAACCGAGAAAATCACCCGGTTTCTTTCGCTCTGATTGACGGAGCGGTCAACCTGTTCTGCCACGTCAAACACAAACACCGGGCTGCCTGAACCCGCCGAACCATTCAGCGCCACCCGCCACCCCAGCTTCGCCGCGCCGCACATCTCGGTGACTACATCGTGCAGCTTTGCATAGCGAGGCATATTGTTGTCGGCGGGGTCGCCCCTGTCCTTGTTTTCAGCCACAGCGAACCGCGGCAGATTTCTGTTCGGGTCGGAGGCGCAGGCGTAAAGGTTGCTTTCAACGTAGTACTTCACGCAGTACTCCGTCGTACCCTCCACCGGCGCAGTGCCGTCCGTGTCGGTGGCAAGAATTATCCTGTCCGCAAGAAGCCCGTTGAGGTCGTACCCGGTGACTTTGACCTTATCAAGGGTAGTCTGGATATTCTTGATGATAAGCGCGTCTCCGTCGCTTGTGACCAGCACAGCACCTACAACCACCATATTCCGGAAGCGTGTGGTTATCGGCAGCTCCAGCGTGAACGTCCCCACACCGTTGAAATGCTTTTCATACTCAAACGTCAGGCAGTCGCAGATGTCCCCGGTCTTGCACTCGTTCCATTCCTTGCCTTCCTCTGGCGGCGTGAATATTGATATAACCATTACTCCACCCCCATATAAAGATTTCTCCAGCGAATGACCGCCGAACTGCTCCCGCTTGCAAGACTAAGGACCTGCAATTCGTTGTCACCCGGCAGAAGCCGGAAAAACTCGCTTTCCACCGACAGCAGATGATTAGCAAGCGTTCCGTCCGCAAGAGTGACGGTACATTCCTTAGTATCTACAACACACGCAGACCCCGGCGAAATCGCAAAAGTGATACCCTTGTCCGTAGTCCGGTTATAAATAAACGGCAGGTTATCCGACCCGGCTACATCAACGCAGAACGGCACCTCCAGCCCGCAGGAGTTGTTCACCGTGACCGCCGTCGCCGAAGCAGTCACCTCCAGCGATTGTTCGCTGACGTCCTCCCAGTAAGGATAATCTGCAATAAGCGAGAACGAAGCCGAAAACAGCCACGGCAGCACCTGTGTGAACTTAGGCGTTTCCACTGTCCTGCACTTTATCCGGCGGGAATTAGTGCCGTCCGACCACACAAGCCATCCCTCGTGAAGCGGCACGAACACCCGCAAAAGCTGCTCCCATACGGCAATAGCCCCGGCTCTGGAGCGTTTTCCGTCTACAACCGCCGAGAACTCCACCGGAAGCACTATTGTCCGGGCGTTGAGGTTCGCCGAAATGGTTTTCTGCCCGTCAAATTCCACCGGCGAGTAAACCACCGCCGAAGCGCCCACACTCGCACCATCGAACTGCTTCAAATCGAGGTGCATTGTGGAGCTTTCGGAGGAGAACTCTGCGCTCAGTCCGTTCACCAGATTTGTGTAAGTAACTTTTCTGATAAAATCGCCCCCTTACAAAGAAAAGCACCTACAAACGTAAGTGCTTTTGATTATTGAGTTGTGATGTTATTATTCTCCGGTATATTCTACCTCGGGGAAAATTCCGCTTTTCAGTATCAATTGTGATACTTCGCTGAAACTCTTGCCTTGATTACTAGTGATAAGCTCAATTACTTCATCATACTTTTTAAATTGTCCGGTTAGGAGCGTTATCGCAATAACCATGTTGACACGTTCGCCGATGACATCTTCAAAGCCATCAAAAGGGAGCGATTTCAGCAGACCTACAATCTGACTATCTTTTTCATTCAGAGCCTGATATTTCTTCTTTGAGATGAACATTTATTCCTCCACTATTTCAAACGCCTCGGGAGGGAAAAGATAATCCTCGTCCAGTTCCGACATTATCCTGTACCACCCGTTTTCAATTCCTAAAACCTCATAGGTTTTCCCATTTTCCATACCAACTAAGTCTTTGCCGATATATTTAACTTTCATCATTAGTCTAACCACCTTTTCACAAAAAACTCGACTTTCCCAATGCCGGCGCATTGTGACCAGTGAACTTCTGCGTGTCGTTCTCCATCAGGGGTATCAAGATAGCCCGTGCCTTTCACATGCTGCCAGTCTTTTGCTTCGCCGCCATAGTGTTGAGCATATTTTTCGGCTTTACGGTACGGTGTGCGAACACCCTTTCCGGCAAACACTTCAACGTTCTGGATTTTTGTTCCCTCCGAAAAATGATACTTTTCACCGGTCGCTAAATCCATAACATCATAATTCTTGGCTTTGGCGCTGACAGAGCGCCCAATATAATCATCGGGCTGTTTAAGTGTAGCGGGCTTTGATGATTTACCGCCTGAACCGCCATTATTTCCGTCAGAATAACTACCATTAAACCTGCCGTGGTCGCCGCGGATATAATGCCTTGCCCTTTCTTCTATTATACCACCGTTCCCGCCCGCTGTCAAGCCTTTTACAGAGCCTACATTCACCATCTGATTAGTGTTCGGCGTGTAAATATCCCCGGTCTCCGGATCAAGCAGAACGTCCTGTAATCCCAGCTTGATATAGTTGAACCCGATAGGCGGCAGGTTTTCCTTATAACGAACCTCGTCAATGCGCAGGAAGTTGTTCTGCAAGCCCACGGAATAAGCGTTGAAGCGGCTAACCATATCGCTTTTCAGCAGTTCCGTTGTGTCCAGCACGAAATATAGCGCCCTTTTCTCGGTTTCCAGCAGCAGCGACTTGTTCAGCGCCGCCTGAAATACGTCTACAACCGGCAGCACCGAAGTCCGCACCGCCGACATATACCCGTCCGTGCTCGCCCTGCCGGAAATAACGTCGGGATTCAGCCCGCAGCACATATCTATCCATGTGGAGTTGGTCTGCTTGTGTTCGTTGAGCTGCATTTCCACCGAGGTAGAAGCCGCCTGCTGGTATTTTACACCGTCGTTCAGCACCATCATATTATCGCCGTTTACGGCGTATAGATCGCGCCATGCCGCTTTTAATTCATCCATTGCGCCTTTTGACAGCTTGCGTTCCGACTGCAAAAATCCCTTTTTATTGCCCCCGGTCTTTGCGATATTGCCCTCGTACATCATCTCGCTGCGGACCGTTGCCAGCAGGGAGTTTATCTGTTTGAGCAGACCTACACCCGTCACGCCGTTCCTGCTGTTGCGGGTGAGAATAACGAAATCCCACGGGTAATAATTCTTCCCGCCGACGTTGAATTGTGCCTCCTTGAATATCGGGTCGGCGTTCATGCTGACCGCCACCGCCCGCCTGTCCACATACCTCAGCCCCAGCACCGTGTTCATGCTCCGCTGAATGTGCATATACCCCGCCCCGTGAAGCAGCATATCCCGGATAACGGCACGCTTTACCTCGTAAGCGTTCATCAGGTCGTGACCGTCGTCGTTAAGCAGGGAAAGCCGCGGGTCGTCGGTCAGTTCCTCCGCAGACTGCTCCTGCGGACTATCCCGGTACAGCTTTATCGGCAGCGCCGCCACCGTGTCAGCGATAAAAGCTACAGCCCCCGCCAGTGCGGGTATTGATAAAGCCTTGTCCTCGTCAATTTCCTCCCCGGCGAGCAAAGCCCGCAGAAGAACATCGTCTATCTCCGGTACGACAGCCGTCTGCTGTTCTAATTCACGTTTCTCTTTTCTGCGAAAAAATCCCATAAAAATCACGCTCCTTTATATTGATGAAGAAATCCTCTTGACAACTGCCGCCGCTATCTGGTCGGCAGTCTGCGAAACAGCGGACATTGCGAACGACATTGAATTGTTATTGATAACGGTATTCACCACAGAAGACATCTGGTCTGCGCCGTTAGAAATCGCCCCGAACAGCACCGCCGAAGTACGCAGAATATCGTTGAGGTTCGCAGAGCTTTCCTCGTAAGCGTCCTGCGCCATGGTGAATACCTGCTCCATTAACTCCTTTTCATCTTCTTTGGAGCGCCGCCATTCAATATCTTCCTTTTCGTCAAGCAGTTCCTGCTTTCTCTGTTCAAGCTGCTGCCGGGAGAAATCGTCCAGCCGCCCGAATTTAAGCTGCTTGTCCACCTCGTCGATCTGCTTCTGAATATCCTCGTCCTCTTGTTCGCGGTCACGTTTCTTTATCTCCTCGTCAATAGCGCCGATAGCGCTGCTGTACATATCCTCCAGCTTGTCGAGGGACTTCTGCGCTTCGTTCTGCTCATACTTGTGTATTTCAAGGGTAGCGGCACGCCATTTCTCCGAGCCTTCCTCAAGATACTTGTCCCGGAGTTTTCCTATCTGGTCGTAGTATTCTTCCTCGGTGATATACCCCATATCCAGCCGCCATTTCTGGTAAGCCTTTTCGGAGGTGTATTTCTCCTCGTTAAGTTCCTGCTGGGTCTTGGTTTTACCGGAGCCGCCGGAACTGCCCGCCGCCGTTTTTCGCCCCTTGTAAATCTCGGCGGTGATATCCCGCCATTCCTCGCTGTCCTCTTTGTAAAACTTATCCCGGAGCTGTTCAATGGTATTCCAGTATTCGGCGGCGTTTATCTGTTCTGTATCAAGAAGATACTTGTAATAGCTTTTGGAACTGTCATAACTGGTATCATCATAGGGTGGAGTATCACCGGGAGCGCCCGCCGTTTCGGTTTTGCCGAAGCGATCGTTCCATGCTGTTGTATCGCCGTAAACACCGTAACCTACAGACCCTGCGAGGCGCTGTTCCTTTGTCAGCCCGTCCCCTGTGTCCTGGGTGAGGCTGTTCAAGTTTTTGCGGGCTGTTTCTTTCTGTTTCAGCCCTTCCTCCAGCACTACGACTTGCTCTTTTATCCTTTTGGCGATAATGTTATAATCATCAATGCCGGTTTCAAGATACTTGTCCCTCATTCTGGTGTATAGAGTGTTCAATTCTCCGATACGTTCCTCATAAGAACCATCAAAATATATCGTGCCGCCAGTTGCATTCAGATAACCAGTACGTCCGAATTTATACGCTTCATTTTTGAAATATGTATTAGCTTCGGTCGCTTCAAGATTGAAAGCCATAGGGTCAAGCGTTATCGCCGTGCTTTGGCTTTCGGCGTCAAGCGCCTCCTGATATGCCACTTGTGCGTCCTGCAGCGATAACTTGCCGGACTCTTTTATAACTCCGTCTATCTTCTTTATGACATTATCATAAGAAGCAGCCACAAGATCAATGCTCCCGGCAAGATCGCCGAACTGCGAGTTCAATTCTTCCTGTAAGGCTTTCAGCTCCGCTTCCTTGTCGATAGTATCATCGGTGGAGTTTTTTATCTTATCATATCGCTTTTTGACTTCCTCTAAGTCCTTTGTCTTGCGCTGATATTCCAACGAGGATTGAGTGAGCTGTTTTGACTGGTCTGTAAGGTCAGCCATGCGTTCGTTGCAGTCGTCCATAGCGCTTGACAGGGCAACAAAACCGCCTACAAGCACAGATACAGCCGCCGCAACTGCGCCGATAGGGTTTGTCGCAATAACAGTCCCAAGCTTAGCTATAACGCTTATCAGCCCTTTAAATAAGGGTATCGCTCCGGTAATAAGCTCTTTAAACGCCATAGCCGCCTTTAGAGTGACTACCGCAGTTACAGCCGCACCTATTTCCTCACGAAAATCAACCAGCGTTGAAATGAAATTCGCCAGCCATTCTATTGCCCCGGGGAGCGTTTCACCTGCAAAACTGATAAGCTGGTCAGAAGCATTACTCACACTCTGCGCAACTCTCTCAAAGACCAAGTCCAGCTCGCCGTTTTCAATACGCTTCGTAAGGTCGGTGAAGATATCCGTAATACCCTCAATGCTGTCCTTTATCTTCTCCCCGAACTTCTCATAAACCGCAATTCCGGCGCTCTCCATAGCGGATTTCATGATAGTGACCGCGCCGGCGGTGTTGTTTGTCATGGTATCAGCCATTTTAGCAGAGGAATTATCGCAGTTTTCAATAGCCGTGCGGAGCTTGTTCACATCAGCTTCACCCGCATTCATCAGCGCAAGGAAGCCGGACATAGCGTTCTTTCCGGCGATATCCTCTGCGGTGGAAGCCTTTTCCGCCTCGGTAAGCTGCGAGAACGCCGCCCGCAGGTCAGTAAGTATCTCCTTCAACGAACGCATAGAGCCGTCCGTATTGCTGGTCTGTATCTCAACCTCGCCCAGCTTCTGCCCGGTGACAGTCACCCCCTCGGACAGCTTGGTGAGCGTAGTTCTCAGCGCAGTACCCGCCATTGTGGACTTTATGCCGGAGTTAGCCATTAAGCCGATAGCCTCCGAAACGTCCTCGATAGAAAATCCCAAAGCCCCGGCGATAGGCGCACAGTACTTGAAGGTTTCGCCCATCATGGAAACGTTGGTATTTGCGTTTGAAGAAGCCGCCGCCAGCACGTCCGAGAAATGCCCTACATCTTCGGCTTTCAGCCCGAAAGCGGTTATAGCGTCCGTCACGATATCCGCAGTTTCCGCAAGGTCGCCGCCAGAAGCCGCCGCAAGGCTGAGAACACCGCCGATACCGTCAAGCATCTGCTGAGCGTCCCAGCCCGCCATAGCCATGTAATTCATGGCAGAAGCCGCTTCTGTCGCCGAAAAGCGGGTAGTTGCGCCGAGCTGCTTGGCCTTTTCGGTCAGCTTGTCCAGTTCCTCCCCGGTCGCCCCGGAAATAGCCTCCACCTGCGACATAGCCGCCTCGAAGCTGGAGCCTACATTATAGCAGTACTCCGCCGCCGATTTCAGCGACTGCGTGAGCTTGCTGACCGCAGTCTGCATCGCAGAGGAATAAAGGCTTGCTTTCAGCACGTCCCCCATTGTGGCGGCGCTCTGCTGTACTTCCTCAACGGCGGTGCGCTGATTACGCAGTTCCCCGTTAGTGCTGTTGATTTCCCGGCGAAGATCCTGTTCAGCGGTGCGCAGAGTACCAAGCCGTGCAGTGGCGGTCGCAATACCGTCCCGCAGCTCCTGCATACGTCTGGACTGTGCAGCGGTGGCGGTAGCGCCGTTGTTGGTGGAGGCTTTAAGCTGCTCCAGTTCCCGGCGGTAGTTCTTTATTTCGGTGTTGGCGGTCTTTATCTCCTGCTTGTTCCGCTCCATCTGGGTGTTGAGTTCCGTGAGCTTCTGCCGAAGCACGCTCACGCCCTGCGTAAATCCGGCGGTGTTAGCGGAGAAGTTGGCTTGTAAGGTGGGATTTGCCATTTAAAACTCCTTTCAAGGTATAAAAAAACGCCCTGTTCAGAGCGCTTGCATATTCGTTTGTTTTATGGTATAATCAACAAAAGGAGCTGATCAAATGTTACCATACATAGACCCGGAATGTAAAAAAGTACTCCGCGCCGTGCGAAAGATATGCGAGGAAAACAGCTGCGATACTGCATCAATTGAAGAAATCGCAGAGCGCACCAAATACCGTGAGCGAGTGGTTATTTCGGTTGCAGAATTCCTTGAAAACCGAGGTGTTGTTATTATCGACGAATACAGCGGCGGAGCCCCCGCCGGCATACATCCGACCCAGCTCGGGCGGCATTATTGCCGATATAAGGCACGTGATTTCCTGAAAACAGTGTTTTTCTCCGTAATTCTTCCGCTTATAGTGTCAGCAATATCAGGTGCGTTAACCACGCTGCTGCTGCAAACCCGATAACCGAAACCGCAGCGGCGGTAATTTTCGGGTGTCCGACAACCAGATACGCCCACCTCGGAACATATCCGAGATTTTCGTTTACAAACGGATAATTTCTGTGAATGTTGTCAATAGCTTTCTTCTTGTTCATAGCTTCTCCTTTCGGGCATAAGAAAAGCGCCCCGAATGGAGCGCGGAATTATTAAGTTGTTGTATAAAAATAGCACCCTGTTTTTATGCAGAGTGCTATAATCATTTATTGATCAACAGCAAGCGCCCGGATTTGAACCGGAGCTTCCTCTATCAAGGCGTGCTGCCCCTACACTACTACTTGCCGCTAGTGTGATTATACCATATTTGTGTAACTCTGTCAACCATTATTTTTTCTTTCGTTGTGAGGTTTGCCGCCCCTTTTGCGCTGTCAAGCTCATTATGATTATATCCGTGGTGCGTATGAGGCTGCATACCACGGTGCGGCTTGTCAAGGTCAATCTGCTTTACTCGCAAGCCTTGTTCATCATAGTAAGTTATCGCTTTTAGGCGATTTTCGTTCGTTACAGTGACATACACCCTGCCTTTAGTCATGGTTTCCATTGGAGGTGTTGCCGCCGTGCTGTCTTTGTATTGTACAAATTTGATATTACCATATTTAAGTAGGGATTTATATTCTGTGCCATATTTCTTTCCTTTGTTGCTAATTCCGCTGCTTGACCCTCTGCCGCCCATAACACACCTCCGTCAATACTGCACCGCAAAATCGCACTCCCCCTCCAGCATATCCAGCTGAAGCAGGAACACGGCATTTATCAGCGAAACGACCATATCCACCTTCCCGGCAGAGCGTTTCTTGTTGACGTATTTGTTGAGGTTGGTATCCTCGGTACACCGGGCATTGGAGAAGTTGATTTCAAGCAGCTTGTTTTCGTCGTAGGCGAACTCCCGCCGCAGGACGTATTCCTTTAACAGCTTAGTCGGTGCGTGAAGCACGCTGGAATGCTGCTTTATTTCAACGCACTCTATCGGGCATACCTCGTCCGCCTCCAGCTTCTGGACCGTAGAAAGCGCATTGTAACGGTCATACCCGAGCCGCACGATATTCACGCCGTATTTTTTCGGCAGATCCAGAATAAACCGCTCCACAAAGCCGTAATCAATGACCTCGCCGCCGCAGGAGAAGCACTCTCCCGCCGCAATATGCCGCCGATAATCCACCTTTTCCTTTGCGGACTTTATCTCCACATTGTCCGCCGGCAGGAAGCCCCACACCTTTGCGTGTATCTTCCCGCCCTCGTCCGGCGCGACCATCGCAACAGAGGTGTTGTCGTTCGTCAGCGACAAGTCAAGCCCGAGATAAACGTCCCGCCCCCGCCAGAAGCCTGCATCTTCCGGCACGGCGCACTCCTGCAGCTTCATCAGGTCAATGTAACCCTCCGTGCCTATGCCCTTGTACTGAATGTTGCAGTGCTTGCAGAGGAAGTTCTCCCGCTTACCCTCGTACAGAACAGCAAGCGTGCGCATATCCCGCAGCGTGTCCAGAAGGTCAGCATTATTGACCGCTACCGGATTAGCCTGCAAAAGAACATTGTCGTCCTTTTCCCAGTTGTTTTTTATCTCCTCGTCCGGCTCGAACAGCAGCGCAAAGTACTTCCGTTTGCCGTCATAAACCCCGTCAAGCTGCTTCTTTGCGAGGTCTATCTCGTCGGTAAGCCCGTTGCTGTCGTTCGGGTACTGCGTGGAAATGAGTATTCCCAGCTTGTCCTTTAAAACGACCTGCGAGGAACGCATTGCCTCCACCGGGTAGCTGTCCATAGCCCCAACTTCATCAGCAAGGAACAGGTGTGCCAGCTTTCCGTCCAGTTTGTCGTTGGAGTAGGCGAGGGGCGTGTATTCCGTATCGGTGACGGAACACTTGACCTCCAGCCGCATAACACGAAAATACGGCTCTAACAGCGGGCTTGACTTGATTATCTTCCTGATAGCAACTTTCAGCTCCGAGGACAGCTTTAAATCCGGCGCGACCGAGAACAGCCGCGAGAATTTCGGCAGTTTGAGCATTGCCAGCACGAAGATAACGCCGCTTGTGAACGTCTTGAAGTTCTTCCGGGCTATCTCCAGAAGTCCGTCCGTGTAAAAATTGCGCCCGCCCGTGGACTTAGTGCAGAACAGCGCCGTAATAAACAGCAGCGCGTAATCCTCCAGCGCCTCCGGCATAGCCGTGTGTAAATCCGGGTGTATCATCAGCCCCAGAAGCGCCATTGTCCGGTCGTATTCCCGGGTATCTACATAAGCGGCGGGATTATTGCCGTCAGCAATATCCAGCCATTCCCGGCACTGCCTGCGGACGTATTTCCCGACAGCGTGGTTATTCTCGTCAGAAGCCCACAGCGCATACTTATATGCGCGGCTCTCTGTAATATCGCTCAACGGTTCACCCTCCCTTTTATAAATGGGATTACAAATCAGAACAGCGGGGTATCATCGTCATTACCACCGCCTGTTCCATCAGCTTTAGTGTGCTTTTGTATTTTATTCTGCAAATCCGTGATTTGCCGCTGTACCCTTTTGGCTTCGTCATTCCATTGATAGAATTTTTCTCTGTCAGCCTTTGTGCCGCCGTATTTCATATTGCCATATTCACGCGCTCTGGCACTAGCATAGTTAAGGTCAACCTCCAGAGCCTTGATTTCAGCATTCAGTGCGTCCACCGCCGAAACATTCGTTTTCGGCAAAGCGTTCCTTGCGCCGCCAGAACTTTTTGCTCCCGATGAACTCCCTCTACCTCCCATTTCTGACCCTCTCTTTCATCTGCTTATAAAACGGCTCAATGACCGTAATATTGCTCTCCGTCATAAACTCAAACCGCTTGCCGTAAACCAGCACCTGTTCCGGCATAAGCCTTGACAGCATTTCATAATACCCGGCTGTGAACCTGTCGAAATCGTCCTTATTGCGTTCGCAGCCCATTGTTGAAACAGCTACAACACCGCCGACAGGCTCTCCGTTGAAGCACCACTCCCAGCTTTCCGGGGTACTCCACGAGATAGTCGGAATTACCGTCACTCCGTTAGTCTGCCAGAACTGCGCGCACCAGTGCTTGCGGTAGTGGTTGTAAATCTGGAGCGCCTGCGGCATATCCGAGTAAGTCGAGAAATCCGGCGACATTACAGCCCCGAAGCCCTTAAACCGCTCCATATAGCGTATCGGGTCGTTCCAGACCGCCGCAAACTGGTAATCGTCCACGAAGAAATGCACGCCTACATTCCCGAAAACCTCGCCTGCCCGGGCATAGTTGAAGCCTTTCCACTCCTTTATTTCCGGCAGCTGAACCGGGTAAATCTGCGGTATCTCAAACCGCCCAGCATTCGGAAACGGCTGATACGTCCCGAAATTCTCCAGCCCGGATAATCTCCAATCTCGCATTGGTTACACCTCTTTACTTCCCGGATGAATCGCGCCAATACGCGTCAAATTTCCTTTGCCTATTTTGGCGCGCCCTGTCATAGGTCGTAGTTGTTCTTCCAGTATAATCAAAGTCCACACGCTGAGAGGCTATTTCAGCAGTTTTTTCTTGTTTTGCGTTTTGCAATAATTTAAATCGCTGTATTTCCGGGCTGTCAGACTTGTTAGCATAATAAACATGCCTGCCGTTCTCCAGATAGCCTTCAACAAGCGTGTTTCCATTCTTTTCATGGAATTTCATCTGACCTCCGATAACCTTGTCCATGGTTTCTGCCGAAACAGCGTCCGCATTTTTGAAAGCGTAATTTCCAACGCCTTGTTCAGCTTTCTGCCGAATGCCGGATATCTTGCTGTTAAGCCCATATTCAAGCATTTCTTTTTTTATGCTTTCAGACAGCTTAAAACTTCCACCACCCTTAGCCCCAGACGAACTACCTCTGCCTCCCATTACTCCATTCCCTCCATATCATACAATTCCATTCTTTCCGGCTTCTTAGCATAGCCCTTTATCTCCGCGAAATCCTGCCACCGCGCCAGAAGCTCCCTCAGCGTAGACCGCCAG